GAATAACCAGTTGCGTTAGGAGAGTTCACCCAAGCCCCACGACCACCTAATGTTTGCTCCAGAGCACCCGCCCTACCGTTAGGATGTGGACCTGCAGTTGGGTCTGTGAAAGTCATGTTTTCTATATTGTCACCGTTAATCGTGTTGGTGCGAGTGGTTGCGTCAGCACTCAAAGCACTTCCCCTGGGTGTTGCACCGTGACCGACGTTCCAACCAGAAGCCGAGGAAGCTAGTGAAATAGTTCTGGCAGCTTGACCTGCTGTGTTAGTATCACCACCAGAAGCAGTCCCGCCTGTACCACCTGTAGAGGTTGCAACAGAATTTGACGTAGCACGAACACCATTACCAGCGCCTCCACCACCTGCGGTAAGGCTAACACCAGTACCTGTCACAGTTGTTGAGCCACCTGCCGTAGCTGCTTGAGATTCAGACGCATCTGATACGCTACGACCGAGACCCCCAGCACCTACAGTAATGGTTAAGTCAAGGTCGGAGGTCGGTTCTAGCAATTTAGCCACCCAACCACCGGAACCACCACCTGATGCAGTAGTTGCGCTGGAACTATCATCGTCGATAGCTCCCGCACCGCCACCACCGCCACCGCCAACAGCAATAACTAGGGCTTTTGTATTTGCGGGGATGGTTACTGTTTGAGAAGACGATATGGATAGAGAATAATGTAATACCGTGTCTGCACCACCAGCGTCAGCCCAGCTGAACGAGCCATCACCGTCAGAAGTCAGAGCCTGACCTGCAGTGCCGTTACCAGTAACGTTAAGTTCGGTTGCGCCAATAGAGTTTGAAGCAACGCTTGTCAGAAAAGCAGAAGCGTGTTGTCCGTCCAGTGTGTCGGCATCTAGGCCAGAGCCAGTACCGTCCACAGTTTTAATAGATGTCAACAACTCGCTTGCGGTCGGATTGACTTCAGCACCAGCTTCAATGCCGTCCAACTTTGTGCCATCTGTGGCTACATTACGGCCATCAACATTACCAGAGACAACGATGTTGCCAGTGATGTCTACACCTGTGGTGGTGGTGGCGAGTTTGGTGGAGTTGTTGTAGTAAAGATTTACAGCACCATTTTGGTCAGCTGTAATCATGTTCTCATTGTCAGCAGAGTTCTTTATACGGAGATTACCAGCAAGTAACTTGAGGTTCCCTGTACCTGTATCCGCAATATAACTATTCGACCCATCATGGTAAATCCCAAGGTCGTTTGCCGCACCAAAAGTGGCCTTGACGTTATCGCTGAACTTTAAGTCTCCAGAGGTCTTCGTGTCAGCGGTATCGCTGCGAAGGAACTGGGTACTGTTGATACCATCCAGAGTGTCAGCGTCTCCACCAGCAGCAACCCAACTAAATGAGCCATCACCATCAGACGATAGTAACTGCCCTGCAGTACCGTTACCAACTACGTTTAGCTCAGAAGCGCCTACAGCATTAGCTGCAATCTCGGAAGAGCCTACAGAGTCAGCGGCGAGGGATACAGCGATTGAAGTTGTACCAGTGCCTGTAACATCACCACTAAGAGTGATAGTTTGGTTGCCTGTTAGGTAGGAACCAGCAGGTTGGATACCCGCTTCCGCTAAGGTGTTGTTAATCCACGCACTACCGTTCCACTTTAGGATTTCACCTGCAGAGTTAGACGTGATAGTAGTATCAGACAGGCTGTCCAGAGTACCACCACCACCAGCAGCATCTGCGGCATCCCAGCGCGAATTAGCGTTATCCCACGCCAACACTTGGCCGTCTGTGGGGGCCATTGTGTTTACATCAGAGAGAGCCTCAATACTGATAGAGCCGAGGGCTGTAGTGACATTAGTTGCGTCTGTTACGTCTGCACCAGCTTCAATACCATCAAGCTTTGTGCCATCTGTAGCTACGTCTCGACCGTCTACTGTACCAGATACAGTAATGCTGCCATCTACATCAAGGGCTGTTGCAGGGCTGCTTGCCCCAATACCTACGTTACTGGTACTAGCATCCACAAACAGCGCGTGAGTGTTAGTCGCGCTCTCGACGCGGAAGTCGTAGTCGCCACCACCATCATTAATAGTAACAGGCGCAGCTTCAATATTTATCGAGCCTGTGTTCGTTGAAATTCGACCAGAAGCCGTCCCATCTCCGTCAAAAAACTCAATCTTATAGTTTTCTCCAAAATTGTTATCTGTACCGCCTTGGATTTTTATGCCTTTGGCGTTTGTCGAATCTCCATCGTTGATGAAACTAGCGATATTCCCCGTGACAGTACCATCCACAGTCAGACCATCGCTGGTCAAAGTCCCAGTGATGTCTACACCTGTGGTGGTGGTGGCGAGTTTAGTGGCTCCACTAAGTTTTAGCTCAACAGAACCAGTAGAGGAATTAGTGCTAAGATATTCTAATACGCCAGAACTAGATTGAAGTTTAATACCAGTAGAACCACGAAGAATTAAGTCGCCATCTCCAGCGTCCCAAATATAACTATTCGACCCATCATGATAAATCTGCAAATCAGACGCACCACCAAAAGTGGCCTTGACGTTATCGCTAAATGCTAAGTCTCCGGAAGTCTTAGTATCAGCAGCATCGCTACGAATGAACGAAGAGCTATCGATACCATCTAGAGTAGCAGCGTCAATACCAAGAGCATCAATGTCAGCCTTAGTCTGGTCAGCCGTAGCGCCAGCTTCAATGCCAGCAAGTTTATCACCATCAGCAAGCTCAATAACAGTCCCACCAGTGGTCTTTGTATATAATTTCTTATCGGCGAGATTAACTGCAATCTCTCCCGGCTCCAACGAACCAGCAGCAGGAACGCTACTTGCGGTTGAAGACTTCTTATGAATAATCTTAGTTGCCATTGGGCGATTCTCCTATGTGTGAGGAAGGAGGAACCTATGGAGGCTCCCCCTCTTCTTTAACGTCAGGTATTAATACGAGCCACCATCAATGATGACATCACCGAGAGTTTCTCCGCCCAATGACCATTGACCTGCTGATTCATCCCAGAGGAATGAAACATTAGCCGAAGTACCTCGTTCAATTTCGATACCACCATCCTGCGATGGTGCTCCAGTTTCATCTGAGTTAAGAACAATAATGGAGTCGCCAATAGCCACTTCATTAGAGTTTACTGTAGTAGTTGTACCATTAACCGTTAAGTTGCCAGTAATAATTGTATTACCGCCAACGTTAAGGTTTCCTCCAACACCAACACCACCAGTTACCTTTAAAGCACCTGTAGTGGTTGAAGATGAGGCGGTATTGTTAGTAATGCTAACAGCAGTACTAGTAGTTGCACCCCGACCAGTAACACTCGCAAGAGTGTCGCTTTCCGAAGTTAAATAAGAACCTGATGGTTGAATGCCTGCTTCTGCTAAGGTATTATTGACCCAAGCTGTGCCATTCCACTTTAAAATCTCTCCAGATGCTACGCTTGTTACTGTAACGTTAGAAAGATCTTGAATATTCTCACCAGTAATTCCCGTCAGATAGCTTCCAAGATCACTAATCTGTGATTCTGTAATACTAAGTGCTGCTTGGTGTTGTGTTACATTGCTCTGTGCAATCCGGCCATCTGCGAAAGTGCCACTAGTAATAGCACTAGCTGCATGAGTATGAGACGCAGCAGCTACTCCAGCTTCAGCAAGAGTATTGTTAACCCAAGCTGTACCGTTCCACTTTAGGAGTTCTCCAGAACCAATAGTAGTAATTGTAACATCAGCAAGAGCAGAAAGGTTATCTCCGGATACATCCGTAATATAACTTCCGAGATCACTAATTTGTGATTCAGTGATACTTAAAGCTGCTTCGTGTTGAGTAACATTAGATTGAGCAATTCTTGCATCGGCAAAAGTACCGCTAGTGATAGCACTAGCTGCGTGATTGTGTGATGCCGCAGCAATACCTGCCTCTGACAGAGTATTGTTAATCCAAGAAGTGCCGCTCCACTTAAGAATTTCACCTGAAGCAATATTGGTAATAGTTACATCAGAAAGATCCCCCAAAGGTTCAGAAGTAACATCTCCAATGTAAGCCCCAAAATCACTAATCTGTGACTCGGTAATACTTAGAGCAGCCTGATGCTGAGTAACGTTGCTTTCAGCAACTCTTGCATCATTAAAAGTTCCAGAAGTAATATCTGAAGCGGCGTGAGTATGTGTGGCTGCTGCATAGGAGCCTGCAGGTTGAATTCCTGCTTCTGCTAAAGTATTGTTAACCCAAGCAGAACCATTCCACTTAAGAATTTCACCACTACTATTAGAGGTAATCGTTACGTTTTCTAGAGAATCTAGAGTTGAATAGCCCGAAGCATTAAAGGCTGTTCCATTATAGGCTTTTAGAATATCATTTGCAGTGTCATACCACAAATCACCTTCTGACGCATTAGAGGGAGCGGTTGCACCTACATAAGCGCCGTCTAGTCTAACAATAGCATTACTATTGTCTTTTGTATAAATTTTACGGTCAGCAAGGTTTACAGCGAATTCGCCCTGTTCCAAGTCTGCCGCAAGAGGAGCGCCACCTGACGTAGAACTCTTCTTAATGAGAATTTTGGTTGCCATTAGAAGCTACCTCCCTGAATTATAGTGTTTTCGTTTTGTATAGTAGCTGTCGCTTCATATTTAAAAGAAGTACCATTATATACAAGTAAAGAACCATCTGTTCTAGAAGTGTTATCAACATCTCCTAAACTACTTGTTGTTGCAAAAGTATGTTCTCTATTTTCCCAAGAACTACTTGCAGAATTATAAACGAGTACTTGATCATTTTGAAGTCCAGTAATATTTACATTACTAAGACTATTAATATCAGTTAAAGAGGATACATTTCCCGCATTAATTTCGTTTTCAATTCCTGCTCCATTTGTAACAACAATTATTAGTTCACTGGATGCGTTAATATACGCACTCGTAACAGAATCGCCTTTAGAGCCTTGAGATCCGGTTCTACTAAGACTAACCTTTAACTCATTTTTATCCATAGATAAATTGTAGTCAATAGTCTTAACAGAAACGTCATACTCAACAGGTACTACATTTAATACTTGACTTCCTCTTTCGAGGTTTATACTATACTTTGTTGGATTTAGAGTTAATTCGTATTTAGTAGACATTTACGCCTCCGAAGGGCTATAAAGTACCTCTATTAATCCACGCAATGGTTTCCACACCTGTTTTGCAGTGCCAATACCACCATCATCAATCTCTAGTCCAATAAAACCATAAACAGGGCTATCTGGTGTGGGGGCTTGTGACCAAGAATCAATAAGTGTTTCAGGAATCACTATTTTAAAAATATTATCTGTGTTATCAGCATCAATAATATCTAAATTAGTTACCTGCCCGCCAGACTTAGCTGTTTTAGGAACTGTGCCGTTCCCATCATTATCGCCTTCTACTACTTTAGCGGTAATAGTGGCGCTAGATAAATTAGTCATCCAACTAACTGTAATCTCAATTTGTATTTGTTCACCGTCTACAAGAGAAATTAAAGCAGTGCCATCATCAGCGATTGTATCTTTGGATGGCGAAGTAATACGACTTCTACCCATAGGCTGAGTAGTCGTAGGGTTTGTTATTCGAGCCATTGTTGTTCCCTTTCTCGATCCTCAGATGGAGATTATGCGGACAAGGCAATTGCTTGCTTGACTGCTTTTAGTATTTTGTCGAGTTGTGCGTCCTGCTCTGGCGTCAACGCCCCTGTAGAAGTCTCTACTGTTTGAGCAAGGTTTGATACCGTGGCGATTACACCGCCGCCGGGGTTAATTATAAAGGGTTTTAGAGAGGGGTTATCATGATACAAGATACCATTAACTTCTACTAAATCGTTGACTACGATTTGCCAGTCATTAATTAAGAAGTAAACGTCAGCCGTAAATTGTCCATCACCTGCGGGGTCGCCGCCTGTAGTGCGGATAGCAGGGAGAAATTTTGCATTATCTCTCACCTGCATCCATTCTTTCCAACCGGAGTAAATATCTCTCTTTACAGAGATTTCACTCTCGCCTTCATTTATAATGATTCTTTTATTAGCACCATCAAAAGTAACTTTTTGATTGCCATAAAAATCATTTGAAGGATCATAATCTGCCCAAAACTCCCAATAACCATAGTTAAAGGCTAGAGTGCTCATAATTAACCTCTAAGCTCTTTCCACTTAACGTCTACGTGTACGCCAGTTGCGTTAGTATAAGCAGAGGCTGGACCTATACGGTGTACCACAATCGCCCAGAGGAACTCAGAGCCAAAGTTGCCCCACAAGTCAGCACTACCTGCTACGTATGTCCCTACTTCACTTGAGGTGTCATAAGGGGTGGTGAATCCTGCATCAGTGTACAACTCAGCAGTGTTTGATCCAGTAATCTTAGGATAAACAACTTGACCTTCGATACCAGTCATAGCTGTAATGCTACCAGAGGTGTTTTCCACAATAGTTAGGGGATAACCCTCACGGAAGATATGATACTGGTTGTCAGTAGGAACAGAACGAGTTGAGTTATCCTCAACCGTAATTACCGCAGGGCTTGCCTTAGTAATCGCCGTAATGCTTGAACGATGTTGACCACCATTCTCAGCGTAGTTCTTAACAGCACTGTTTGACATCTGAGTGTAGATTTCAGAAAGGTCTAGGTTAAAAGAGCCTTTGCCATAACCGACATAAATCTCACCACCACGGCCGGGGTTGAACTCGTAGAAAGTAACATCAGTCGGATCTACTAGCTCTTCAACCGAAGAGGCAGGTCCAGTACGTTGCCACTGATAAGGTGTTACACTGTTGCTACCGATGATAGGCTCAACATATAGTTCCACCTTAACATGCACATCCTCAACAGTTACGGAGTCGTGGGCGCAAACTGCAATTTCTGTGGGGAAGTAAATAGCACGGTTAGTACCACCCGCAGCATAGGTAGCGGCGGGACGCATAACTGTAGCAATAAAGTCATCATCAGTGGTAGCTGTAGATGGGATTGTAACAGTAGGTGCTGAGTTACGGCCAGGGATACCATAGTCGATAGGTTCAATTTCCGACTCAGTGTAGACAGCAGCACAGTAGACGTTCATGCTATGTGCAGAACCGATAGCTACACCATTAGCTTTTTGTACAAAGCAGATAGGTAGTGAGCCAGTACCCGTGACAGGCGGTACATAGTTGTTGCCGTGGTAATATTCATGACAGACAATACGTTGCCCATTGTAGAATACACCAAAGCGAGTACGACCCGCACCTAGCCACTGAACGTCAATCCAATAGAGGTTGTCCTTGGTCACGTCCAAGGTCATCTGAGAACGACCAGTGCCATCTAGCGGGTCAATGTTCCAGTCTGCTTGTGCAATATTTGTGTCTACAACAGATCCTGTGACATCACTACGAACAGTCGCATAAAGGTTGCCATCAACTTGCTTAAACAAGAAACCATTACGGGCCTCAAACATACCCCAAGCACGAATGAGGTTTGTAGCTCCTGTGTCACCTAAAGCCAAGGTTCCCATGAAGGTATGGGAAGAGCCAGGAAAATAGGTATGGTAAGTGTTTGACGTTTGGGTAATAACTTCGTCTGCTGAGTTACCATCTACTGTCAAAACAGCAGCACGGTAGTTAGCATTCCAAGTAATCGACGCACCAGTCTGGGAAATAGTGTTGCTAAACTGACTGGGGAGTGTACCTGTGTTAAACACATAGTCCCCAAGCAAAGTAGCCCCAGAGGTGCGAAGTTTACCAAAAGCATCTAGCTGTGGGTTGCCCTCGGCAAAGCGTACATTAGCTGCACCGAAGTTATCAATGTCCAAACCGTTTTCAGGGTTGTCGTAACCAATAATATTATTGGAGTTAATCCAAACATCTACAGAGGTAGAAACAACACCACGAACAACTCCGTCAGAGTCTTGAATGTCTTCGCCAACTGTCGGGTTTAGGTTTTCGTATTGTGCACTCTTAGAGTAGTGGACCTCCAGAATACCAGAGGTTCCACTCTCATATACCCCGTGAACATGCACTGTCCACCCGCTAGTCGCCAAGGTGTACCTTTCCCCGATAACCCAATTGTAGTCAGAGGGAGTCTTACCCGTGTAAGAAATCTGAGCGGTATGCTTCAGACGTACACGTTTACCTGTACTGTCTGGAGGGATTCTTGTAAAATTTCGTTCACCGGACATATTTTATTCCTTAATTATTACGGGTTATCGTAGTTACGTTCCTGTGCAGGTGCAAGCAAGAAGGTGTTACCAGAACCCTCGTTAATAGTATAATCAACTGAAATGAACTGACCACCACTCAAGCCAATGCCAATCAGTTTTACGTTAGTTGGTGTGTCTGCTGTCCGGCTCTTTTGCGTATTCTTCGAGAAGGCATAGTCAAAGGAGACGTCAGAACCAGAGTAAGTACCAGTAATATCTGAACCAAGGTTATCTTGAACAAGCTCTGCAGTTGCCGTACCATAGTCTGTCGAGATGAACATAAAGTATTCAAAGTCGCCAGAACCAGCGAAGGTACCAAATTGGATAGTACCAGATGCAACTTTCGGGAAGAGGTAGAAAGTACCATCGTCTGCTTTAAACTTAACGTTAGCATAGAGCGAAGTATTGAGGCCAGCGATGTAAACACCATCGCCAGTGGTTGCTTGCGAAGTACCTGTTTCCAGAGTGCTACCAACAAAGTTAAGCAGCGGAACCTGAACACGACCAATTAGGTTAGTGATTTCACCATCAACATCGATATCGCTGGTGCTACGGAGCAAGTACTGAACTTTTTCATAGATTTGCTGAAGAGTTGCAACACCCGAAGCGTCAGTAACTTCAACACTATAGCTTTCATTTGTAGAGTCTTGGTTAACATCGTAGCTTTTCGGGTTAGTAGTCCAGTAACCAACAGTAATACCTGCATGAATTGAGTCTACTGTACCACCCTGAGTAGAAGCACTGCCGGGATCCGAAATAGACAATTCAAAGGAGTTGGCGTCTGGAACATCTGTAATATCCCCAGTTACATTATAACCAGATGGTAGCATACCAGAAATAGTCACTGAGTCTCCAATAGAGAATCCATGACCCGTTGCCGAGTAAGTCGCCGTACCACCACTAAAGCTTGCCGAAGTGACAGTTGCTGTACGTGTAATATCAGCATCAGCCGCTGAAATGTTCAGGTCTGTACCATTAGACAGCGGGAAACGATAAGTAATGTAGGTTAGCGTAGACGCACCAACAGCGGTCGAGCTTGATTGTGCATAAGTTTTACCAGCTTCCCGGCAGAAAATGTTAAACACATCTGCTGTTTCACGATAATCAAAATCGCTAGCTGCACCATAGGTGGTGTCGCCAAACACTTGAACAGCTTCGTTAACTGGACCTTGATAGGTGAAGTTTTGAGCACCCTGCGAGACGCTGTTATCAACAAATTCATAGTAGGGTTGGTCTGTGGCACCAATGGAACCCAGCGACACAACGCCAATGTATTCGCTAATAACGTTGCCGTTTGCATCTTTTTCTGCCCAACCAGCTGTACGAATCAGTTTACGAGTAGCAGCGTTTGCAGGTGCCCAGCCGTTAATAAATTCAAACTGTTCAGGAGTAATCGCTTCCATGGGGAAGGGGTATTTAATAAAAGTTGCGTCAGCCTTCCAACGCTCTTTCAGGTAAGAGTACAAGCATTGTCCAGTGACACCACCAGTAGCCCCTTCGTCAGTAACCGAACCTGTCGTAACAATCTCAATAGTTTTTGCTGAGACATTAATATTGATATCAGTTCCGTTAACGTTGGATAGGGAAGTAGGATCTGAAATAAGTGGCATATCTTTATTCCTTAATTAAATTTATTTGATAATTAGGAGTAACAACTATTGCAGTTGTGTTATCCTCATCGAAAAGCAGCTTATCGATAGCTACCACGTCCCCATCCGGGAAAGTCATAATATTACCAACTTCTAAAAACTCTATTCTCTCACCAATGTGTTGACCATCTGTAGTGCTAGCTATAATCCAAGCCATTTATATATTCCTTTTTATTATGGGTTTTCATAGACTCGGTCCACAACCTGCTTCACGGCAATAGTGTCGTTAGTTGACTTATAAGTATAATCTACATAAATGTCTCGATAGCCTGTGGCGAAGATGACATAAAACCCCGATTGACCCGCAATAGTGTGACTAAAAGTAAAACTAGTTCCACTATTTTCTACTCCGCCTACTTCTGTTGCGCTAGCTGGGTCTGTGCCATTATAAAAGCGAACTTCAGAGTTAGATTGCAACCCGGTTAGTGTAATATCCGCCCCTGCTTCGATAGTAACAGTAGCACCAGCAGTTCTTACTGAAGGAGTGTCCCCGCCGCTCACAGTTAGCGTAAAGCTACCAGAACTAATATTAACATAAACAGCTTCATTTCCAGTAGTACCAGAGGTAGAGCCGGGAGTCCCGGCATAGCCTGAATAGGTTATGTTGCTAAGGGTTGCTTCCGTACCGCTAGTAATTTCAATAGCATGGCCTGTACCAGAAGAAGTAAAGGCCGTATTATTTAGGTTTTGACCGAGATCTACTCCTGAGTTATCTAAAAGAACAGCTGATGTAGCTGTACTTCCATTAATAACACAATTCGAAATAACTGCTTGATTTTGGTCTATCTGACCACACCTGCGGAAAACTGTTTCATTAACTGTTGAATTAGAAAGGAAACCAAAAGTATCCATATCAACAAAGGTGCAAGATTCGAAGTTAATATCAGCATCATCGTTAGCTAAAAAGTAACCCTTAGAGGTTGTGCCAAGAGAACTAATAGAAATGTTTGTCCAATCTACTCTGCTAGTAGCTTGGTTAACTTCAATACCATTAAAAGTAGAGCCTACCTTTGTTGTATCAGCAATAAAGATAACACGGTTGCTATCTCTAAAATCTACTGGTGAAGTGCCATCTCCTAGTTGCATCAACCCTTGCATGGTGTAAACACCGTTAGCGTAGATGAAACAGCCCCACTGGTTAGCTAGGGTGTTAGATGTGTCGCTTAGCCCACCAAACGTAGCGTAGCCATTTGCTAAGTCACCATCAGTGATCGTGAAGCTACGACCAACACGCATAGCGTCAATCTTAAAAGGGAAACCTTTCGACGGACCTGAACCGGGAACGTTCCAGCGAACACCGAATTGTGAAGTACCTGCTCCACGACCAGTAATGTCTGCTGTAATCGTAGGGTCAACTACGTAGCACTTCCAGCCACCGATCTGGTATGTGTCACTACCATCCATGTAGTAGAAGTCGATGGCATTGGTCGCAGATCCGATAGCAACCTGTACACCTGCACCATCAGCGTCAGCAGGGACAAGGGTATCAAGTGACTGGGCCACATCAGCTTTAGTCCAGATCCAAACCGCATCACCTGATGCAATAGTCTGTGTGGATGCAAAGACCATACCACGAGCAGCATTAGAAAAGGGGTTACGTGATACTGCGCTAGAGCCTTGAATGTAGTCATCAGTCTCAGGGTCAGTTAGTGCGTTCTGACCACCACCCCCAGACGAAATGAGCGTCCAAGTGCCAGTACCGCCGTCAGTAAAAATCTCTTGATTAGTTAATTCTGTTGTATAACTAGGTGCTGCCATGCTTATACCTCCACATCAGTTATGCTGGTTAAATTGCCTTCAGCATCATAGTTAAACGTTCTTGTTAAAGTTGTATCTACCTTGTAGTAGACTAGTTCAGAAATATTAGAGTCTGTGTCATAAGAGAAAGTTTTATACTTCCCACCTGAGTAATCAATTCTACTAATATTTCCATCTGAATAAGTAAAAGTCGGGTTTAAAGGGGATGCTTCTCCGTCAGCCCCAGCAGGCCCCGTCTCGCCTTGAATACCTTGAGGGCCTTGTGGGCCAGTCTCACCCTGAATACCTTGGGGGCCTTGTGGCCCAGTATCACCCTGTGGACCTTGTGGACCAATATCACCTTGGATGCCCTGTGGACCTTGTTCACCTTGAATGCCCTGTGGACCTTGTGGGCCAGTGTCCCCTTGAGGACCAGTTGCACCAGTATCCCCTTGAATACCTTGAGGGCCCTGAAGCCCTGTTTCACCTTGGATACCCTGCTCGCCTTGAGGTCCAGTATCGCCTTGTGGCCCTTGAATACCTTGTGGGCCTTGCTCTCCGGTGTCACCTTTGGAAACCATAAGCTCCCAATTAGTTAGATTACTGGGAAGGCTATTAGTATTATCTGCTATAGCAACGTAAGCAGAGCCATCATAGAAAACAACATCTCTATTACTATAATTAGTAGTGCTATCCCAAACGCCCTTCCAAGGATTTCCACTAGCACCCTGTGCACCTACTCTTTCTAAGGAAAGTTTTAAGATAGGGGATGACTTTTCTAGATTATAACTGTATACTGCCATTATTATCCTCCTGTCAATCCTCGGATGGGCTAGTTATGGTTATCAGCACTATTCTTAAAACTGTTAAAGCTACCGCTACTGCCTAAAACAATAGCGATATCCTGATATTACATACCGCCACGACCACCACGGGTATTGCGGATGCCAAGTACGCTCTTGACTTTCTGTGTGCCACGAGCTCTCATAGTACGAGCCTTGGCAGAAGCAAGTTGTGCCTTTTTCAATGCAGCCTTACGAGCAGCAGTCATCTTAAAAGCTGCACGACGCTTGATATTACCTGCACTCGTGTTGCGGCCAATGGCAGCTACTGATGCGCCAGTTACACGGCTTGCAGCACCATACGCTTTTCTACGCATATTGGCACGAGCTGTTTTTCTTGTTCTTTTTGCGCCAATTCTTTCACGCAGTTTTTGTGTATTTGATTTAGCCATTATAATTTCCTCTTCTTTATTTTAATTGATTAATTACGAGCGTCTACGAGCGGCTGACGATGCTCTTTGGGCTTTCTTTAATGCAGCTCGACGGGCAGCGGTAAATTTATACCGACGACGAATGTTACCTGCACTAGTATTTCTACCAATAGCTGCAACAGATACTGTTCTGCCAGTTACTTTAGAAGCTACTCTAGAAGCTGCTGCGTAGCGGTTTGCTCGTTTCAGTGCTTTTCTAGTCTTTCTGGCTTTTTCTTTACGTAAACGTCTTCGAAGTTGCGATGTACTTTCATTTGTACCAGTTTTAAAACGATACCTTGCCGTTTTAATTCGAGTACGAAGACCGCCGCTAACACCTGTTACAGAATTAGCAACTCTTTCAGCAGTCCCAACAGCAATACCAGCGTAAGTACCTGGTGCTCCTATGACTCCTGCTGTAAAGCTTTTAAGGCCTCCTTTTTGAATTCTGTTAAGAGAAGCCATCTGTGATGGGCTAGATGTAACTTGTCTACCCGCTCTAGTCATATTACCCGAAGTAAGGCCCCTTGTTGCATTATACAGCAAAGCTATATCACTGCGCCAACTTGCCCTAGAAGAAGAAATTGGTTTTAATGGTTTTGACATTATAATTTCCTTTCTTTGCTTATAATTAGAAACCAAAGCCACGCTTAATGACTGCGGTTCCTGCTCTGACTGGATATAAATACTCTACAGCATAGCGTAAAGCATCTGTCCAGTGTTCAACACCTTCCTTTTTATCAATCGTAGCACTATCTGGGTTAGACTCTACCCACTGTGTACGCTCTAGAGACTTAACGGTATTAACACATCTAGGGTGAACTAGTATGTCAATATCGCCATTGGCATTCTTAAACTTTTTATTTACAGCTGCTACTGAGTCTACAATCGGCGGAGCCTTGTTATGTGCTCTGGTAGCTATACCATGTGTCTCTAGGATTCTGAAATCAGTAACACCGACAGCAGCTGAAGTTTTTCGTGCCCTCCCTGCGGGATCAGGATAAGAAATGATACGATGATCTTTATACTTATCCTTAAGCGCCCTCGCAAGGGTTTCAGTATCGGGGTGTCCCTGCATCTCATCAATGATGTGAATTTGATTGCCCCGAATAGCAAAGATAACAGAGGCCATGATACCAACGTTAAAGTCAATAGCGACATGAACGTCTTCTCTGTCCTCAAAATATGGAAGTGTGTTATCTATGTGATCTTTACGATTAAACGTATAGAACACATTATTGCCAGAGTCCTCAAAGCTAGCTGTATATTCTCTAGCAAACTTTAAAGGATCTAGCGTTAATTTCACCCTATCGATTTCTTCCTCGTCGAGAAAGGGTGAATCCTTATAAGTATAATGATAACTTTTCCAGTCATCATCATAGTCTTGTCTGTTATACATCTCATAAAAGTAGTCATAACCGCTGGGAGTACTAATAATAAGTGCTCGACCAGGATTAGCGCCCCACTTAGAAGAGTTCTGTCTGGACCAACGAGTTGATACACAAGGCTGAATGATAGACTCCCAAGATTCCTTGAGGTTCATACCAGCGCCCTTCCATGAAGTAACCTCGTCGGCTACTACAAAGTATTGACCAGTACCACGCATACGTTGTGATGCTTCATATGACCATAACTTTAATTGTACGTTATTAGGAAACCAAAACGTACCAGCCGCCTTAGATGCTTTATCGGCATAGTCTTCCATACCTAACTGCCAAGCTATCAGCGGATAGTAAATATCCACTGCTTGGCTATAGGTAGGAGCAATAAGTGCAACATTTTTGTTAGGCACTTCTTCATCTAATTCAATTAATTCTTGTACAGCAATAATAGCTGCAGTAGCTGCTAAATATGATTTACCAAAACCACGGCTAGCATTAACAACAGAATATCTACAAACATTATCTACGAATAAGTCTCGAATAACTTCTGACTGTTTATCATGTAACTTTACTTGCATTCTTTACCACTTGACTTTATCAGCCCAATAAGCAGCACTCATCTTGCCTTTAGAAATGTTCTTAGCATGTCTAGCTTTAAACGACTTTCTTCGAGCAGCATAGGCATTAGACTCTCCTTTCTTCTTAGGAGAACCTTTAACACCTTGAGCACCAAACCTAATGGTCTTAATAGTGTCACCTTCTTTAGCAACAACAACATGGCTCTTAGTTGGATGGTTAGGTGTTCTCTTTGGTTTGTTATAACCAGAAACACCAGCTCTCTCTAATCTAGGATCTTTAGCCATTATTTCTTTTTACCGCCACCCTTAACAGGTTTTAGTCCACATTTGTAACCATTATGCATTGTAATCTCCTATTGTGTTCTATCAGCCATACGTTCAACAGAGTCCCGAATAGCCTTAATGTTCTCATCCATACGAACAAGAGTTAAAGCTTGTTGTTGAACCATTTTTTCTAGTGCTTCAAGGCGAACTTCTTGTCTAAGTATATCTTTTGTGTTATTACTCACAGCATTATCAAGACTAGAAACATACCATACCAAGGCAATAGTCTGTAATACAATAGCTAATATAAGAGTCAAAGGGACACTCTTAGATAGGTGCCACTGAGGGCTTACTTCATTCATTGTTATTCTCCCGAGAATCAGTTAACATGATTGTCACAGGTTTCTTTTTGGTGACTTCCTGCTCCACCTTATCCGGGATCTTCTTATAACCATACTGCATAAGATTATTAATGAGAGTACCTTGAGTGGCAATCAACTGAGCATAAGCCCCAGTGCCTTCTCTAACAGCACCAGACATTAGCTGTTGTTGGATCTCATTATACTTTTTAACCATCATTTCAATAGGATCAAAACCAAGTTCTTCTAGCTTCTTTACTGAAGCCATTGAGTTAATATTCTTAGAGCCTTTAGGACGACCAGCACCTTCACGCTTGCCTCCCTTAGTTGGCTTCGTAGGGTTTGGATTAGCCATCTTAGAGGTTTCCTTTTCTAATATAATTTCAAAGAAAATTTTAATAATTACTTTCAATAACTTAATAATAGAAATTATAACTCATTGAAGTTATTAAAAAATATTATTTATTTTTCCAAGTCAATATAGGCGTTTTCTACTAAAAGTACATCGAATGCTGCTGTCAACCGAGCGTTGTTAGATCTTACTGTAGCTCTAACATCAATATCGCTTTTCTCGGGAATACGAATAGGAACTGCGAACTCATAGTTATACATCCCACCAACACCTGCGACTTCAAAGCTATGGCCAACTCTAAAAGAGTCTTGACCAAAGTATCTTACAAACATATCGCCAGTAGCATCAGCAGAGGATTGTACTGTACAAACACCTTTAATTAAATACCCTGTAAAACCTGCTGGAACTGTATAAATAGCCATTAAGGTTTGACCCTTTCCTGCTTTAATTCTACAAACAGTTGTAGAAGAAGCTTGAAGGTCAATATCACCCACATTAGTAGAACCATCTACTACATAAGCTCTATATACTCTAAGAAAGCTTTTGGTAGTTGTAACAGAAGAAGCAGAACTAACAACAACATCTTCTTGTTGTTCATTATAATTACTATCTAAACCTAAAATAGTAATTGTTTTACCAGTATCACTAGCATTAACAGCAGGAATGGTCAGCTGGGTAGTTGTAGCTAAAGCACTCCAAGGGTAGTCTGTATCATTAACATCCCAAATAGTACCAGTTTGGTTTTGAGACATTGCAGGAACAGCACCAAACTTATGAATAGCCCTGTGAGCATTAACTTTGCCTTTAGAAACCTTTAGGTAAAAAGGTTCTGTATGAAACTGTCCAAAGTTCATTGGAGTTCTCCTTAAATAAGTATAAATTAAAAAACATAAAATTCTTTAAATTATACTTAAAGAATTCTTACACTAAAGATACCAAAGTGATACTATTAATAATCCCCCGTATTGTATACATCTTGGGAGACATAGAAGTGGATATCAGCGGGGGATTTTACAGTGTGATTTCAGATATCAATATCACACAAACCCACAAGGGGTAATAGTATCACTTTGGCAGAGCTTTAGCAAAGTTATTCTTAAACGTCAGGTATTATTTCTGATATTAATAAGAGAGCAAATTTGAGTTAATTTTAACACCTACTGCTACACCTAACCATTAGTTAGTCTTTCTTCATAACAAATTCATAAAGAGTTTCAGCTTGTTTTTTAACCTCTTCGGGTGTATACATCTTGGGGATATACTTCTCCCAAGCATCCATAGCCATCTCACTATTCTCTTTCATGAGTTCAAAAGCTTGGTTAGTAATTTGGAGGTTAGTTTCGTATGCCTTATCCAGCATTTCTTTAGACATCTGGAGGACGTCATAGCGGAGTTGGTAGGGGTTTTTCTGTGTCATGTGTATGTTCCTCGCTATAAGAAAAAAAAAAAATAAAGGTCTCCCCTAGAACACCCCAATACCACCCTTATTCCAATAACACTTAAAGTGATACTGAAACAAGAATGATACTGAGATGCTCTAGGAGATACCTATTGGTGTCCGTACTCGGACTTGAACCGAGAAGCCGAAGCGACAGATTTTAAGTCTGTTGTGTTTACCTATTTCACCATACGGACGTAATGGTGCTCCCTACAAATTCGAAACCCGGGAGGTTGGCCTTCTCTGTAGGACTCGAACCCACAACCTGCTGATTAGAAGTCAGCTGCTCTATCCAGTTGAGCTAAGAGAAGGTAATGAGCAGTTTATAGTCTTGCTCAGGACAATTATTTAAATAGCTTGGAGTTCTACAACTTCAAACCTTTCCTGAAGAAAAGAAACAACTTCTTTCCATGTAGGATGTTCTTTAGGTTCTCTTGTTAGCCAGATAAAATCATCCATTTCATCTTCACAGAGAACATTAACATTTGAATATTCATTTAGAGTACCATAGCACTCTACACCATTAATAATAACAGGAGCGTAAGCCATCACGGAATAAATCCTTCTTGATCTTCAACTTTACCAGCATAATAAGAGTAGTATTCATCCCAATACAACTCATATTCTTTTCCTTTATAGTCAACAACCATAATATCAGCAAACATACCTTGTTCTGATCGTTTCATCTCTACAAACTCAACCATCATATATTGGCGGTTTTGATTATAAGGGATAAAGGTTTCTACTTCAGTCATTTGCTTTCCAGCATAATTAATTTAACTCCATACGGATTAGATCTCTTTTTAACTGACTCCCAGCAGTCTTTAGAGACAAGAATAATATCTACTTGGGGATGTTCAATAAAGTTACTCGTACTAATTGCTTGCCAGCGATACATAGAGAAACTTCTTTGACCATACTTACGATTAGCATTATCTAGTCTAGATGAGTTCTCATCAGCCACCAAGAAAGAGATTTCAGGGTTGTTCCACAGGTCTGATACTACACTATCAACTACTTCGTCGATACCGTAAACACCAAAGTCTGTAATACCTGTTTTAATTAGTTCCTCAACAATACTAAGCGGGGTAGGTTTAATACTAATACGAGTGCTTCGTTTAGTAGGACGTCCCGGACCACGTTTAGGTTCTTCTTTTTTAGTTTTAGGTCTACCTGGACCCCTCTTCTTAGTCTCCGAACTCATGAGTCATTACCATAGACTGAACTGCATTATAGTCACCAACAAGTTGAAGTACTTGAGGTACAGAACGAACTTTAAGAGTGTTAACTAGAAAATTCATCCAGAAGTCATCGTTAATAGCATCACCTGAAGTAATAGAAACATACTCATAAGCGATGTTCTTTCGTTCTAGTAAAGCTTTAGTGTTTTCACAAGCAGGGCAATTATTCTTCCCGATCACCAGCATCATAGAGTTCTTCCTCCGCAGCTTCAAGATTGTTAATCGTCATCATTACCGCATCGACAAAGATCATTTTAAATACCTCATCAAAGGTCTGACTACTACTAAAATCAAACCCTCCTTCAATATATTCTTCAAACATCTCGTCAATCATCTGATTAATTTGATCTTCTTCAGTCATTACCACCATCTGATCAATTTGATCTTCTTCAGTCATTACCACGACCTCGCATGTCCTTATCTTCACCAAGCCAAATCAATCGGTCAATATCACAACGATTAAGGCCGATATCATTAAGTTCTTTATCTGTCAACATATTTAGTTCTTTAATTACTCGACGATGTTCACGCCAAGTGGCTAGGAAGTTCATATACCTCCAAAACCATGTCATTTTAACTTTCATCACTTTTACCTTCAACAATCAAACCTGCTCCAATAATAGCAGCAAGCATCGTCTCTTTATCTTCCATTGTACTTGATATCTGAAGCTCACCTTCAACAATAGCAATAATCAAAGCACCTTCTGGAAAGAAATCATCACACATGTCAAGCATTTGATCATGACAGTGTTTATCTGTTAAGTATTGTTTTTGTTTTAGCTTCTCGGAGATATCAATTACATTATCCATTAGAACGGCAACCACCCAAAGTTAGCAAGAATCCAAAGACCAGCCCAGAGTACGAATAGTTGGATAGCAATTCGAGTTACTACTCCGAGTGCCATACCGACACCCTTGGCGATTTCTACTTTTTTATCTTTACTCATTTTAAATTCCTTTGTTTCGTCGTTTATGTTTATTCATAGAAGACGTCTTAAGATTACGTTTACCAATAGAGGTTTTCTTCTTAAAATAATTAAGAGAATTCTTATTATTACCGCTACTCTTCTTTGCCACAAATACTCTCCCATTCTTCTGGAGTTACCCCAGACAAAATAAATTCTCGTTCGTCGGCGGTTAGCTCAGGAAATACATCCTGAACCAACTCACCTTCGACCCAACGCTTAATCTGCTCAGGAGTAACAGGCATATCCCATGCATGTTCTTTTCCTGTAATAAAAGACTTTCTATTAATTATCATTTGAATACACCGAGCAACCCTTAATAACGTTTTCAATATGACTGTTAGCTGATTCAATAGTATTAAAGATCAGCTTGATATCATCCCAATCACCTTCAGAATTACGACCATTGTAATTTACAATAAGTCCATTTTGTGCAATTTCAATGTTGATATTCGTTACTTCTTTCATTCTAGATCTCTCTAATATAATTTAATTGTTCTTTAACGTCAGGTATTATCTACCTTACTAATTTCAAACTTATAACCAAGAAAATAAAGCTTATTAGCCATAATATCTCTTTCACCCTTGTCTTTAGCCAAGTAAGTTTTAGAATTGTAGACGTTAATTTCATACATCAAATTTCACAGCCTCCTGCTGCACAAGCTAAGGTTTGAGCACCTTCTGTTGTATCTTCTACTTCATACTCTTGCAGTTTGTCAAAGTCTACTTTCGGGAAAGCAGCAACTGCCTTAATGTATTCTTGTTCAGATGCAGCAGTATAGGGTGCCTGTTGATAGGTATGCTCCGAATAAGGCAAGAAGCTAATACCAGTGATTTGATCAAAGTGTTTATAAACCCAATCACCAACTTCCATCCACTCGTCTTCTTTAACATAGATAGTCACAGAGACAGAATGTTCTGACCAGTTCTCTTGGAACTTAAGCCAGTTTTCAAGTTGTTGAAGTGCTGTTTGTTCATTAGCCAAAGTAGCACCAACAGGTGATTTAATCGGGAAGTAAAACACGGTAGTCTTAAGAGGATTCATGACATCCGCTTCATTAGGTACACCCTGGTCCTTTAACATTTGAGTCAAGGGATCATTGTTGGACTGGCGAACAGCCCGTACATAATAAGGCGCAAAACGTCCATGAATACCAGAAGAACTATCGACGAGCTGAGAAACAGTACCACTAGGCTTAACAGTTGTAATAGCCGTAGCAGGGTTGATGCCCAGCTTTTCAGCATACTCTTTGTTAGTATCAATTGCAATTTGACGCAGCCTCCGTAACATTGCGGGGTCAGGGTTGCGCAGAATACGAGCATCTTGAATACCAGTTAAAGATACACCAAGAAGTCGTTCTTCTTCACAATTCTTCTGCCACACTTTACGGACATATTTAAAGTCTGTAAGAGTTGACTGAAGTGTACCAAGGATAGTAGCCATGCGAATCTTACGAGCAAGGTCTTCCTCAGTATCATGTTCACGACACACTACTTCAGAGAGGTTACAAAGTTGAGCAGAACGCAATAGGATTTCTGCACAAGGGTTTGAACCTTCAATTAAAGTACTGTCCCGACGACCGCTGTTGTTTTGTTTCTGAGCGCCATAACGACTAAAGATTCCTCGCTCACCAGAACCTGATTTCATTAGAGCAACCCACTCTTCCATGAACACTGCCATAGAAGGTTTCTGATCATACACTGCTGAGTTATTAGCTAAAGCACGTTGTTCTTCAGTTTCCCACCAACGGCCAGACTTACAATCTCGAATCTCAGGATCACCAAGGTCTGACATCGAAATGAGAGCAGAACGACGAACACCACCAACTACAACAATTTCAGCAATTTTACAAACAATATCATGAACTTCGATAGGACGAAGTTTACGACCTTTTGCATTTTTAAATGTACGAGTTACAAAGTTAAAAAGATCCATAAGTGGTTGTGGACCAGAAGCTCGTCCACCCATAGTCTTAAGTCTTGCCCCTTCAGGGCGAATTTTAGAGTAATCCCATTCATGTTCGTTTCCAAGATACAAATCAGCAATAAGTTTGCGAAGTGCTTTAGCCCAACCTTCTGCACTATCTTCTACAGCAATAATCCGTTCACTCTTAGTAAACGTATCATTAATGATAGGCAGCTTATTTACATACTTAGCTTCAGCTGAAAAGCCTACACCAGTACCGGCCATCAAGATAAACAGAATTTCATCAAATACACGAGGATGATCAACTGCAGCAAAACTACAATTATAACCTCGGAAGTGATTCTTTTTAAGAGCCTCGCCAGCAGCCCACATTGAGCGCATTGAAGGCATAACTTCATGACTATAAACAGATTCTTGAATTTGTTTAAATTCATCATCTGTAATCACATTGTTATTGATTTGTTCTTTCCAGAAACCAACCAATCTATCTACAGTCTCAGACCACGTTTCACGACGACCTTCCTCGTCTAGAAAGCGTGAATACCTCGAAAGATGGATAAATGAGCGATAGGGGTCCATGTGCCTCTCCTTAATTTAAAAGTTTTTATCTTCGTTTAGTTTATTAAAGTACGTATCTGCGAAATAATAAATCGCATCACTAAGTTCTTGACTTTGTATCTTGTTAAACTCGTCTACTAGACCTTGTAAATAGTCTACTACATAGGGATTCATGTTAGAAATATCAGCCCCGTTGTCTAGGAGCTGATAGATGATTGAGATCAGCATAACCTGATCTTCGTCAGTTAAGTTCATATTTGAATAAACTCCGTCTCAGTAAAGTCTTGACCCTTGGCAAGCCTACCTGTATCAAAGTCGTAATTAAATGTTCCAGACGGACCTGTCAAGCCCGTGAAGCGACACTTAAGTACTTTTGTTTTAATAACATTCCGCTCTTCAACAGAATCTGCCCCAGAGTTTCTAGCAAAAGCGATGATATCCATAGAAATTTGCTTAATAGAACCAGAGCCACGAATATCATCCATTGACGGTAGTTTACCTTCTTCAAAACTTTTTCCTTTATTGTCTGTTTTACGCAAGTGACTAATAAGACCAATCCAAACATTATGCTTCTTGACTAGTCGAAGTAAGTCATTCATAATCTTATCTATAGCTTCATTGCCTGTAAGACCTTCTGCGCCTTCTGATGCCAAAATGGTAATGTGATCAACAAATAAATACTTGCAACCAGAAAGGCACATATACTCAAGAAAGTCCATAATAGACCCATCTGAGATAGATCCTTGATGATCGAGAACCATGACCCGATCAGAGCCAAATATACGATCAAATCCCACCTTAAGATCTTCAATAGGTATTTCTTCATTAGCTGGATTCCTGTTAATAGCCATACCTGCCATCTTTCTAGCAGTCTCGGCTGGGGATTCTTCAAGGGAAATAATCCCAATTTTATCTTCTACTGTTTCTAAAAGGTGAACAGCAATTTCACGAAGGAGGGTAGATTTACCAGAACCAGTACCAGAAGTCCAAAGAGTAATTTCTCCAAAGCGCATACCTTTCAGCTTATCATTGAGTCCTTCCATAAAATCAGGGTAAGGTACTGACTCAATTTCATTATACTTTTCAAGTTGATTCCACAGTTCATCTTTAGTTAGAATACCTGCGGGAGTATAAGTTACAGCATCGTAAATAGTTTTCAGAACCTTGTCTGGATCTTTAATCCAAAGCTCATTAGCGTCTTTCTCAGAAGATTTAGCAATCTTTACTTTGTCAACGCCAATTATACGACAAGCTTCTTTGACGGCGGTTTGACCAGCGTCATCGTTATCAAACCATAAAACTACTTCATCAAAATTTCTAATCCACTCTCTAGCATCAATTAGGTCTTTAACACTAGAAGCAGATCGAAGTGACACTACTGGGTAGAAGGTTCTATACTTCTTGAACCAAGCGGACTGCACTGACATTGCATCAATTTCGCCCTCACAGATAACGAGTCTTTTACCACCAGAGTACAATTGCTGTCCAAACAAGCCACCTCTAACGGTGCCAATGCTGGTAAAATCCTTTGGTAGTTTTCTGACTTTGTATCCTGACAAGATGTCTGATTTGTAATAGGGGTAGTAGTGAGCATCAATATCACCATCAAGATTATAAGAAACCTTAACCTGATAATGCTCAGTAACTTGTTTATAAATACCTCTTTCTTTAAAGCCGGAGATAGGATATTCATTTTTAACCTCCTCCAATTTATCTGACCAATCTTTAGATTGAATAGGTTTTTCCATGTGCTCTTCCTTTGGAGCAAAGAAATTCTTTTTACAAGAGAAGCAGTGAGCAGATCCATCTTCATAAATTTGTTTGGCGTCTGAACTACCGCAACTCTCGCAAGGCTGATTACGGGTTACTATTCGTCCCATTATATCGCTTTCTTATCTTATTAATGAAAGAACGAGTACGTTTAGTTGGATGTTCTTTAGGAACAAATCTAATAGCAGCAATCTGTCGATTATAAAACCTAGGAATGTCGCTATTAGGTAAAGTCTCTGTCATACAATCACAAAGCATTTGTAGATACGCTTCAGCATAATACATTCCACCTTTAGTTTTGTATAAATCAACTATATCAAACTTAAAGGCATCTTTACCATACTTTTTTATATCTTTCTTAACATGTGTTGAAGAACCAACATAGGTTCTCCAAGACATTTCTTTACCGTAAGTTTTAGATTTCTTTTTACCATGATGATAAAACTGTTTCTTACCAATATAAAATTGTTTAGTAGCAGTATTTTCAATACAGTAAACAAATCCAAACCACTGCTCTGGATCAAACCTGTAAGAATACTCCCAATGCCCAATCTCACTAAGAGATAGCATCATTATACTTTTCCTTGTTGAAGTGGAAGTAATCTCGATCATGTCGAAGAATATGAATTAGCTTGCCATTAGACAGTAAGTATTCATAACCTTTAATTCCAAAGTGATTGTTATAAGCTTGTGCTACAGTTTTCCTGTAATCATCGCTGGGTTTTAGTAAGGCTTCTGCTTTCTTAGGTCCGATGCCAGGAAGTCCTGGGATGTTATCTGTAGAGTCTCCCATCAGAATTTGCTTCCAATAATGGAATTCTGCGTCTTCTTCTTTTACGCTATAAATCTCTTTCTTACGAGGATTATAGTGCAAACCAGAGATACAGTCTAGGTCTTTATCAACACTAATAACTACAGAAGGTACTCCAGCGGCATCACATTGATGCCACCAGATACGGACCATATCATCCGCTTCACAATAGTCAGTTGTAATACAACCAGCATAATCATTTGCAATTTCAGACTTCAAATCATGAAACCAATCAGGTATTGTTGATTTTGACTTAGCACGATGAGCTTTATACTCAGGATAAATATCCAGTCTAAAGTTACTATCACCACCAATGGCCATAGCATAGTCAGTTACAAATAATTCTTCTGTGATTGCTTCGAATAGATCGTCGAAGTTTTGACGAGCTTGTTCTTTAACGTCAGCATTCCAGAGTGCTATATAAACAAGAACATCGCCATCAATAATTGCTATCATGTAATCTCCTCTAAAATCTCTATTGTAGAACCAAGATACCAAGTACCTCCTTGTGACTCCGGTCTTTTAATTTCAGACATTGGAGTGAACTTTACCTTACACCACACACGATTAGTTCCTTCTTGTTTTAAATGAGGTGCTGACATTTCAGAACAAATATGCCAGCCAGGTCTATGAGCAAAACCCTTAGTGGGCTTATCTTCATATTTATAAACTTCACCTAGATTAAGACGTTGTTTCTTATTAATGAATAAGGGAGAATACCCATCCTTCATTTTACGAAATAACTTATAGCCTATCATTTTTTACCTTCTCTGCGAGCATCTAGTTTCATTAGATTACGCCCCATCAAGCCCTCAAGGCTCGACCCTCGACGTTCAGCAATGCGAGTAATATACCAAAGTACATCAGAGAGCTCATCTAGCATCTGTTCTGTACGGTCCCTATCCGGACGGTCTAAACGTTCCTCCTTGAGCCACTCTGCCAGAACTTCACCTGCTTCCGAAGCAAGCCCTGTCATTAAAACTGCGTCGGTAGTCCCTTCATATTCAAACATAGCTGATCTCCTTTGATAAACTTCTGCTTTATTCATTATACTCCCCTGTACTTGCACCAAAGTATTCCAGCAGACGTTTAGCTGCTAGTACGTCCGCACTTAGTTCAGCATAATCTTCCCACATGGGGTCGGTGACGTTCTTACGTTCCTTGATACGCCACATCTCTTCCAGTGACCACTCTACTACCTGACGTAGACGAACAATACACACACTGTCATAGATGTCCATAAGTGCATCACCTTTAGTAGATACTTCTTTCAGTGTATCATTCCACATCTTTCCAGCCCATTCGTTTTGTTCACTCATCTTCATCTCCTTTTAGTTCTGCTAAGGCAGCTTCTGCTTCCTCACGATTGTTAAATTGATAGACCAAGCGGCCATCTCTATAAACGTAGGCGGGGTAATCACCTGCGCCGTACACACCCCCTTTTCTTTGCGTGTTTGACCACATGGTTGCCTCATCCTCTGAAACTTCGACGTAACCGCTAACTTGGTAGTCTACTGGAATAGTCCTAAACTCACTCATCTTAATCCTCTAGCTTATGAGAAATAATCCAGTCTAGTACGTCCTGAAAATCTACATTGTATGCAGCACAGTAGAATGTAATTTCTAAACCAAGTTGAGCCATCGTTACAGCTGCATCCTCATCCAAGTCAACCTCAATATCAGACCCGCCATCTTCACGGTCTGTGATATTTTTGATTCGTACTTCTCCTAGTTTATCTTCTTCAGTCATCATAGTTTCCCTTCTTCTTTCAGTCTGAGTATCTCATGAGCAGCAGCAACATAAGTGCCTAACTCTTTGGCGAGTGATTCTGCTTTAGCATTGTTCAGTCCATCCTGAATGTCTTCTTCAGTCATAGGAACCAAACCAACAGGCATTACTGTAGGGGTTCCTAAGTAATCTTCGTAAGGCTCGTAGGTAGACTCAAACTGCAATCTGATATTTTTTAACCCCCGCTTCTCTGCCTTCTTTACCATAGTTTCTAACACTCCTACGACATCTACAAAACTCTCAGAAGAAAAGTCCACACGGAGGTCATAAAGCTCTACCTCTTTATACTTACTATAGTCAAACTCGTATTCACCCATCATTTAACACCTCGTCTACACCTTGAACATAACCTTGTTTATACCCAGCTTTGTAAGCCTCACGCATCATTTCTTCTATGTAATCATGGAAGTTATTTACCCTTTCATCTACATCCTCAGCAGGAGTTCCTTCTCCTTTAAAGTGAGGGAACATCCATTCAGTGAAGTGCTTGTCAACTGTTGTTCGTGTCATCTTCTTTCTCCCAGTAACGGCAACCTACATGTGCCAGCCTAAACAGTTCTTCCTGTGGGTAGCCCTCACTGACAAGCCACATCTCAAGTTCAAAGTTTTCTCCCATCTCATAATATAGGTCCGGCATAGGTTTAGGAAACCCGTACTTCCACCCCATAGGCGGGTCACACATCAAAATCTTAGTCATCCCAAGTCTTCCCTTGTTCGTTTTAGTGCCAGTAGTACACTCTCTAGAGCCGCAGCGTCTTGCACACGACAGCTTGTGAACTGATTTGGACGAAACTCTCTACCATCATCTGTTTCTTCTTTCATGTCAAGTAGTCTAAACAACTCATCTACGAGAGTGTCATACTGTTGCACTTTACTTGTTAGGCTCATAGCCTTTCACCCCATGCTTATCAATGTCTTTCAGAATCAGCAGTAGCATCTTTTTTACATCTTCAATGCTGTCCCCATCGACAGTCACTGGATTCTCTGTCCAAACAGGGACCCCGTCATCCATTTCATAGTATTCATGCACAGCATAATAACCCTCCTCGCCGAGGACAGGGTTATCATACTTGTGGTACATTAGTTGGTAGTGCCAATGACTCATTTGTCCATCTCCACAATAGCCAACACTTTGTCGTACTCAATAGTGTAACCACAAGCACGAAGAAAGTTTTGGAACTCTTCAAGCACATCATCAAGTTCAGCATAAATGCTTAGGTGCACCGCAATTTCTGTACCGTTATCCTTCTCATAAAGAAACTTCATTTGATAATCCAATCCCAGTCTTCTTTATTCCACTCTTGGTCTTCAAGAGCAACAAACTTGTCACCATGCACTCTGTGGTAGCTCTCGTAAGTATGTGCAGAAACCATGTTGAAACCATAAGAGTCAACGTAACACTTGTAACAGCTACCACTAGACCCATAGAAGTACCAGTAGTCACCATCAAAGTCAACCTTGGTGATACCAGAGTTCATACGCCAGTAGTCACCATCAAGGTAGCCTCCAGACCAACCTGCAAGCACACGATAATGTGGGTCGGGTCCACCAATCTTTACTACGACCCATCTGTTTGGTTTATATTCGGTCATTATTTTACTCTCAGTTCTTCAATGTTTACAGGTGTATAGTTTATAGCCTCAACACTCACGTTTTTATATGGACCGTCAGGAGATTTATTCTGATGAATATGGCCATGCACATTCAATAACATTTCACAGTCATCAGGATACTTACCATTTGGATTAGTGAGTCTCAGGAGGCTACTGGTGTGTTGTGGTGTATGACTCAGCATCAAACCAAACTCAGGAAACATGCGCCACAGTCCAATCTTCTGAAAGAAACCGCCAGAACCCAAGAACTTACCGTCGTCGTGGTTGCCAAGCAACAGTCGTTTACTACCAATCAGTCGCGGCCACAGTTTTTTGAACTCTTCTTTATCACCGAACATTACATCGCCTAGGTGATAAACAATGTCACCTTTCTTGACGACACTGTTCCAGCGCTCAATCATGTGCTCATTCATTTCTTCCACGTCTTTGAAGTTACGAACCAGTTCTCCGGTTGCGCTATCACGGAATGTGAGAATGTTTTTATGATTGAAGTGTGTGTCGGATACTATCCAGATATTTCTACTCATTGTCATTACTTCTTCTCCTTCAAGACATAAGTCACACCATCAATCTCAATCTCACGACCTTCACAAGATGCCTTTTTAGGCTCACGCAAGTCATGTACCTTGGCAAGACCTGCAATATAAGCACGTCTCATTAGGTCAACACTACTTTCTCCGAAGTCAATGTTCATTTGATTTGCTGATAGCCATTGTTCCCAGTTCATTCGTAATGTGTCTCCATACATTGCACCTTTGCTGCATCTGTTTCCATCTTAGCGCAAACCTCCCAAGGCGTCAACGAAAAAACCGTCTGCCAGAAAACATACAGGACTAGAATGAGTGCTGCACCTACTGCAAATACAAATGCATAGAACAGTCCTTCAATTGCTCCGCCTACATTCATTCGTCCATCTCCACAATATCCAGAAATTTGTTGTATTCAATCATATAACCACAAGCACGAAGAAAGTTCTGAAACTCCTCAAGCACTTCGTATAGTGTGCTATCATCGTGGACTTCCATCTCAATCTTAGCATTGTGGTCATTGTATCTACTGAATTTCATCCCCAATCCTCCAGTACACTTTTCAGTTCTTTCAAAACTTGTTCCAACTTTTCCGCATCCATTGCACGACAAGAAGAGATTCTGGTAGTATGAAATACAAGACCATCATCAGTCTCTTCTGTTTTGTCAAGCAATACGAATAGTTCTTTCACCAGAACATCATAGGCTTGTGCTTTACTTGTTAGGCTCATAGTAATTTACCTCTTCTCCTTCAAGACATAAGTGACACCATCAATTTCAATCTCACGACCCTCGCAAGATACCTTCTTAGGCTCACGCAAGTCAATACCAGTAATTTCTAGGAAAACATCGGCATCAAACGCAGGTAGACGCTTGGTCAGCTCAATGTCTTCTGGTGTAGCGTTATTATAAGCCTTTCGCCACTCTTCTTTTATGTCATTCACACGAAGGTAACCTCCTGTTGCCTCATGTGTTGGGTTGTCTGCTTTTTCTTGAGGGGTCATGTCTCCTGATGATACCCAAGCCGTAGGGCGTAGGTCATAAATCCAGCTAGGTTTTCTAGCATTGTCCCACACGTTTTTATCAATAAGTTGATTGAAGTAGTAGGCTTTTTCTGCACAAGTTGTGTTGAAACAACCTACATGATAGTCACCAGTGTTGTAGTGACCAGTGTTGTAGTCACCAGTGTTGTAGTCACCAGTGTTGTAGATACCAGTGTTGTAGATACCAGTGTTGTAGTAACCAGTGTTGTAGTCACCAGTGTTGCGCCAACCAGTGTTGCGGTTACCAGTGTTGCGGTTACCAGTGTTGGAGAAACCAGTGTTGTAGTTACCAGTGTTGTAGCTACCAGTGTTGTAGTGACCAGTGTTGCGGTAACCAGTGTTGTTTTTCTCATCAGTAGTCATTAGTAATATCCTTTCTTTAGCACAGCCTTAACCTTCTTAAACACAGGGACTAGCTCAGCACCTTCATCTGCGTAGTAACCTAAGCTCTCGACCCACGCATCTACCTCTTCAAGGACTTCTGTTAGCTCACCTATACGTTCACCAAGTTGTCCTGTGTCAGAGAGGTATTGAAGAGCCTGCTCTTTAAGTTCAGCCTCCAGTTCTTCAATGCGGTCTGCTGCATCACGCATTACGTTTGCAGCGGTTGATATAGGCCATCCACGCAACCGCTTCACCAGTTCGTCACTCATCTTCGCCTCCTGTCAGAGAAGCCTTCTGGTAGTAAGCACCATCGGGCAGGTTATAAGCCAACACAATATCCTTAAGCTGTTGTGGTGACAAGATAATCATCTGAGTACCTTCATACTCATCTACTTGACGGATAAAGACGCTATCCTCATAGAGAATAACTTCAACATCATCATATTCACCCTTTTCATCAAGAGTAACAATAGTGCTTCCTTCACCGTTGTCTGTGTCATTCTCTACAGTAAACATTATACTTCTATCTCATAGTCGTTCAGAGCCTGTTCATAACCATCCACATGGCCACACTCATAGCCAAAACGCTCGCCCTCTTCAAAGCCTTCTTCGAATCTCTCTTCAGCCTCGGTTGTGTGATTTTGATTAGCAAGTTCGATGACTTCTTCTTCAAGCTCATTTATAAGTGTCAGCATGGTTTCTGACATGGC